CTTTGGTATTCTCCTCAAGTGAGAGAAAGTCAAAACATGAATCGCTTCTAGATCGTCTAATGGTAGGACATTTCCCCTTGGAGGAAACTATATTGGTTCGAATCCAGTTCTAGAAACCAAACTTTTTGTAGAACTTATCCATTGACAAACCTCAGTTACTTTGTTACACTTCAAGAGTAACAAAAATCAGGAAGGAAAAATAATGAATTACTCTGTAAAGAATCCGAATTACACTGCGGTAGTAGTGTCTCTGGAGAAGATTGTTCCTCTGGAAAATTGTGATAATGTGGTATCTTGCATTATCTTTGGCAATAGTGTAATCGTTAGTAAGGATGTAAAGGTCGGCGCCAAGGGACTATTCTTTCCACTTGAAACTCAGCTTTCCCATGAGTTTGTTTCCAACAATAACCTGTATCGTAAGGCGGAATATGGAAATGTTGATTCCACCAAGGCTGGTTATTTCGATCAATCGCGTCGAATCAAGTGTGCAAAGTTTCGCGGTAACAAGAGTGAAGGCTTTTTCATTCCTCTGACTTCGCTGAACTATCTCAAGATCAATCTTGATGATTTGCAAATTGGTGATGTTTTTGATACCATTGGCAAGGACGAGATTTGCCGTAAGTATTCCATCAAGGCTGTGAATGAGCCGGGTGCGAAGAGGCTACGGGCCAAGACCAAGAATATCAAGGATGTAATTGTTGATAATCAGTTTGCTTTGCATTATGATTCTGAACAACTTCGCCGCAATCTTCATCGTATCAAGAAGGATACCACTATTGCCGTAAGTTCGAAGTGGCATGGAACCAGTGCTGTTTTTTCAAACCTTCTTGTGAAGCGTGAACTGAATATTGTCGAAAAGATTCTTTCCTTCCTTGGAGTAAAGATTCAGACGGAAGAGTATGGCACCATGTATAGTTCTCGAACTGTCATCAAGAATGTGAATGGTATTGACAAGAGTGGCAACAAGCATTTCTACACTGACGATGTATGGGGCCGAACTGCCAAGGATGTTATTCCTAGCATTCCTAAGTCTTACTCGATTTATGGGGAGATTGTTGGATACACTGAGTCTGGAGAGCCAATTCAGGCTGGTGTTGGTGGCAAGGCGTATCATTATGGTTGCTTCCCCGGTCAACAGAAGTTTGTTGTCTATCGGGTAACTTCTCGAAATGTTGATGGCCAACAGATTGAATTGTCTTGGCCTCAAATGAAGGATTTTTGCACCAAGTACGGTCTTGAAATGGTGAAGGAATTCTTCTATGGTAAGGCGTATGATCTAAACCGCGCAGAGTGGGATTGCATGGATCTGAGCGATGATCGTGATTGGCAAGATGCCCTTCTGTCGTATCTGGAAAAGACTTGGGTTCATGATCAGATGTGCGAGTACAACAATTTTGAGGTTCCGGCTGAGGGAATTGTTGTTCGTGTTGATTCGTTCACGGAATCTGAAGCTTTCAAGTTGAAGAATTTTCTTTTCCTCAGTGGCGAAACTAAACTGCTTGATGCTGGAGTAGTTGACATGGAATCTTCTGAGAGTGAAGATTCCGAGTAAACAAGTTTGAACCATCATGTAGGGACAAAAACAACAATAGCGCCAAACTATTGTTGGATAAAACCTACCGAGTTTTAACATGAAACCGGATAAAATAATTGGCTAGATTCGGGATGGTTCATTTTTCAATGATAAATAAGAATAGTAGTCGGGAAGTAGCCTAGTGGCTCAGGCACTTGTTTTGGGAACAAGACGACGCAGGTTCGAATCCTGTCTTCCCGACCAGATTTTAGAAAGCTAAATATAAGTGTAATACAGTTTCACGCGGCGATAGTTTAATTGGGAAAACGCTGGCGTCCAGTCAGAGTTGTGAGATTCGACAGTATCACTCTCCGCTCCATCAATTCAATGTTCAGGGATAGCTCAATTGGTAGAGCATCCGGCTGTTAACCGGAAGGTTGTGGGATCGTCGCCCACTCCCTGAGCCAAAGTTTCAAAACAATCACAAGGACAATTCATGACAGAGTTTGAAGATTATTTTCCATTGCCTGAAAAATGCGATAGGAAAAAGTTTATTACGCTTCTTGGCAAGCGGCCAAATAAGAATATACAAGTGAAAGATGTTCTTAATGAAGTTAAGAAATTTCTTAATGATAATGAAGTATCTTACTCCGAAAATACTCTTGAACAATCTCCGAATTTTCATTCTATTGAATTGGGGAAAGTTTTTTTATTCGTTGTTGATGATTATTCAAAATTCAATACCCATGTTCTTCCCAAGAAATATGTTGAAGATATGCATTTCAAGTGGACTAAGCAGGGGTATCGAGTTATTTGGATCAAGAAATTTGAATGGGAAGATCCTCGTAAACAGAATGTATTACAATCTTTGATTCTTCATGCGTGTGGCAAAACAAAAAACAGAATCTTTGCAAGGAAGACGGTAGCTGAAATTATTCCAAGTGTTCAATTAAGAAAATTTTTTGATGCTTCTTCGTTTTATGGATATCGTAATGCAACATTTGCAGTATGCCTAAAAGATAAGACCACTGGCGAAGTTCTCATGGCCATGAGTTTTGGTCATCCGTATTATGGAAAAGGAAAGTATGGAGACAGAGCAGTTGAATGTATTCGGGCAGCTACAAAACCACATACAATTGTTGTGGGCGGTATGACAAAATTGATGAAATTTCTTCTAGATTCTTTCCCGGATGAATTTGACACCATAAATTTCTATGTGGATTCCGGGCATTATTCTTGTGGTTCAATGTCAGCGATTGGTTTTGAATATTCGCATTTTGCAGGAGGATCTTCTCATAATTTGTGGGTTGAAACTGGTAGTATGTTTATGCGAACACCTGCATTACATCAAGAAATCAAATACCTAAATAGTCGTGGAGAGATACTTGCTATTCCCGATGTAGGCAATGATACATTTTTGTTATATCGAAACAAAGCGGTAATTCAAAATGCAAGTTCGACGGATATTTAATGACTGATCGAAAACCACGTTAGATGAAAATAGGAGAATAATAATGACACCCGAATATACCGGACGTAATATCAATGACTTTTTAGAAGATATCCTCAGAGTAGCGGAAAATATTGAGACTAAAGTTTCAAGTATTAATCGTACAATTTTTGGAACAAACACCCAAATGGATGTTTGTAATGATCCAAAAGAATGCTACCCCTCAACATTAATTACTTTAGCAAAAATTCATGATATTCTTGGTGATGCAAATGAAACTCTTAATAATATTTCAAGTCAGTTTGAGTCCACTTCAAAACTTAAAAAATATGATGGAAATGACAAAACCAAATTTCTTGTAAAACAACGGTACTAAGGGGAGAAAATGTATCATTCAAGAATTAATCATTGGTCGTGTAGCAAACTGTCCGACAAAATTCGTGGAACTAAAAAACCAGCTTCTTTCTCAATGGAAGAATGGGAAAACTGGGATGATTATTTGAAAAAGAATAATCCTATTCGGTTTTGGATTTCCGAAAATGGCTTGCGCCTTCTTCAAGACATTGTATATTTTCCATATGATAGGTATCGTGATATTCGTTCATATGTTAGGAATAGATTCATTGATAAGATTCACGCTCTTACTGCATCACCAGAGCATTTGAAACGCGGCCAATATTGTGACATTGACACTCGAATGTTTTATTGTCTATTTGACACTCTTGTTGACTTTGTTGAAGGTGAAGTTGCCCATTGGACAGCATGGAACGATCATGACAAGAAATATACATGGAAGAATGGGCGATGTAAGGATGCTGGCCTTGACCATCTCAAATGGGAAATGACTCTTACCGATTCGGAGTATGGCTTGTTTCCAGATTCTCCAGAATTTGCTAAGCCAACTTCCCAAGCAATTGCTGCCAAAGAAATTTTTGATTTGTATATTTGGTATACAGAAGTCTATGCAAATAGAAAAGATCCAATGGACGAATCTGGCTGGAGCGATTATTGTTCCACCACTAATTGGAGTAATAAGGTAGATCCAGAAGGCCGTATTATTTTGGATAAATGCAATAAACTTGAAGAAGCATATGACAATGAAGATACCGAAATGCTTATTCGATTGATAAAAATTCGCCAAGCATTGTGGACTTAATTCTTGACAAGCATTGCATCTTTTGATACTATGGTTTTAGGAGAAAACGACATGGCGATGCTCAGTATCGAAAAAAACGACAATGGAACGTATTCAGCGGTGGTGATCAACAAACGTGGTGAAGCCATTTGTGAAACACACATTACCCTGAAAACGGCCATTGTGCGTCTTTTGAACCATGGTGGCGAAGATGCAATACTTGACCAATTAGATTTAGAAAATTGTTATTAAATACCCCGGCGTAAACGATTGGGCTTCCCGTCGAATATCGAGAACTGCAAAAATCGTCAAAAGAATGGTATAGCTAAATATATGCATGATACCAAAAATGCATTGGACCGAAGTTTTAGTTAATGGTCGTATAAAATCACGAACAAATTCCAAGAGATTATTGGAAGCACTTCTTGACAGTGGTGTTTCATATTGTTGTGGACTATGTGGCATTATCTCATGGTGTGGCCACTCAATCACTCTTGAAATTCATCATCGTTCAGGTCAAGAAACCGACAATAGAAAAGAAAACCTTATATTACTTTGTCCCAACTGTCATTCCATCACTCCAAACTATCGTTCAAAAAATCGTGGAAAATTAAATGATATGGATATAGATGAAATCTACCTCGGCTAAATATATTTAGAGGATACAAATGTCACAACCAATTGAAAATATTTCCACCAATCTGTTTAATTTTTTGAAGGATCGTTTTGATCTTGGTCTTGGTCAGAGTTTAGATGAGTCTGGTACTCCGACTGATAATCCAAAAGATATCAAGGTTTTTGCTTTTGATTATATGACCAGCAATGGTGAAAATCAAGGATGTGTCGTTCTGAGTTTGCTCAATGATACTGAAAGTACACATTCTGTCAAGATCTATTTTGGTCAGGAAATTTCTTCTCTGGTTGGAGACGAGCAGAAAGAATGGTTCAAATTTCTTCAAGAACTTCGTCAATTTGCAAAAATGCATCTTCTTGGATTCGATGCAAGAAATTTGAACAAGAATATAGTTTCCCGTAGAGATATTGAACCCATGTTTGAATCAACTTTTGGACCAATTGATGGGTCAATCAAAACAAGTCATCAGCCATTGGACAATATGAAAATTGTCATCAAGCATTCCGATAAAATTGATCCAACCTCTAGGAACGCTCGTTCTCGTAAAATTGAAAAAATTTATCTCACCAATCCAAATGGTGAACGCTTCCTCCTTCCATTCAAATCCTTACAGGCTGCAAGAGCCATGGCACGTCACGTAAATGGCGGCGGAACCCCTTATGACACCATTGGAAAGAATATCGTTCAGCTAGTTGATGAGATGAGTTCACTAAATCGATTTATCAGACGCATGAAGGCGTCGGCGAGTGGTATTGAAGAGAATAGGGCATTGGAGGCTTCGAGAAGCCGCTACGAGGAGATTAAGAGGATTATTGCCAGTTTGATCAGTGATGGTGGATATCGAAAAAATTCAGAATCGTTAAAGACGGATTTTACTGAGATTGAAGATGACGAAAATCCATTATTTTCAGGATATGAAATGGATGATGATATTTCAAACGCTTTGCCGTATGTAAAACGAGCATATGGAAAGGCACCGGTAATGCCAGAAGAATCGGAATTTTCAAATTGGATAAATGAAGATCTTGAACAAAAATATACTTCTGAAAAACCCTCTGTTAATCAATTAGCAAGTGTTTTCAATAAAGTTTATTGGGAACCAAACACAATCAATCTTGATTTCGGTGGAGGAGCGTATCAAAAAGCAACTATTTTTCTAAATGGAAAAAAGGTTACAAATTTGGTGATTGATTTTAATCGTACTCCAGAACACAATATGGAAATGCGAAATTTGCTTGATGAACATCCAGCAGATACCGCAACTTTGGCAAATGTATTAAATGTAATTTATGAGGAAGATGTTCGCCAAGGAGTCTTGAAAGAAATCAAGAAATATTTGAAGACTGGTGGAAAATTATATATTTGCGTATATGAAGGTGATAAGTCTGGTGTTGGAAAAGAAACAAATAAGGGCTGGCAAGAAAATCGAAAATTGAGTTCTTATCTACCAGAAGTACAAAATGTTTTTCCAAATGCAATCATAACAAAAGGGATGATTATATGTGATAATGGTGCATTGACGGAAGCAGATATGATGTGTGGATTTTCGGCATCACCTTTTACAACACCATATGTTGCAATTCCAAACCATTATCATTCAACAAAAGAAATTTCTAATATGACAGATACAAGTGGAAAAATGTCTCCTCTCACTATGCTAAATAAAGAAGAACCAGATGCTGAAATTGAGCAGTTAAAGAAAGACCAAAAGTATCTGCAAGGAAAAATTTAATATTGAACTGGAATTAATGTTTTGGTAAGATAAATAAAGAGTAGGAAGTAATGGCGATTCAATATAACTGAATTGCAAAACATCAATATAAATAACCAACATAGATAAACTATGGAATATACTACGGAGAAATAAATATTATGGCAACTCTAGCTGAAATTCGCGCACGTCTGGCAAAAGACGAAGAAAAGACAACTTTCAAAACTACTTCTGGTGCATCATTTCCTTTCTGGGATGCAGCAACTGGCACAACAACCACCATTCGTTTTCTTCCTGATGCAAATCCCAACAATCAGTATTTTTGGCAGGAGAAGAAGAGTGTTCGTCTTCCATTTACTGGAATCAAGGGACGAGATTCCAAGCCGTTGTTTGTTACGGTTCCAAGCTTGGAAATGTGGGAAGATCTGAAGTCGATGGATGCAATTGGAAATGAAGTTCGTAAATTGTATTCTGTTGCAAATGGCAATAAGGAATCTGATGAGTACAAGCTTGCAAGTAAGTATTATCGCAAGGTGACGTATTTATTTCAGGGATTTGTTAGGGACTCTTCTGTTAAGGAAGATTCCGCTCCTGAGAATCCAATTCGTATTTTCAATATCAATAAGCAGCTTTATAATATTGTAAAGTCCGGTATCATGGACCCAGATATGGATAATCTTCCAACAGATTATGAGCATGGTTTGGACTTCCGTATTCTCAAGACTGCAAAGGGTGAGTATGCTGATTATGGTACTTCGGCGTTTGGTCGCCGCGAGAATGCTTTAACTGCAACGGAACAGGCTGCAATTGAAGCATACGGTTTGAGCAATCTTTCCGAGCTAATTGGCAAGAAGCCTACCGCTGATGATATTCGTGTCATTGAAGAGATGTTTGAAGCATCTGCAAATGGCGAAGAGTATGATCTAGCTCGTTGGGGCAACACCTATCGTCCATATGGCCTTGATTCTGCTACAACCCCTGCTAACGATTCCGCAACATCTACTCCTAGTGCTGCTAAGGAAGAGAGCAAGGAAACTGTCGTAGAAGGTTCCGCTCAGGAACCTGTAAAGGCTAAGACTTCTGCTGCTGACATTCTTGCAGCTATCAAGGCCCGTAACGCCAAGTAAATTATAATATATTACATTAAATTAGATTATACAATAAGGGAAGGATATCAAAATATCCTTCCCTTGCAATAGGAGTATATGCATGAGTAAAGCGTTCGATTTGTCAAAATTTCGTAAATCAATAACAAAGAGTATTGATGGCCTTAGTGTAGGATTTCACGATCCTAAAACATGGATCTCAACTGGTAATTATTGTTTAAATTATTTGATTTCAAAAGATTTCAAAAAAGGTATTCCTCTTGGTCGAGTATGTGTATTTGCTGGATCATCGGGTAGTGGAAAAAGTTTAATTGTTAGTGGTAATGTTGTAAAGAATGCACAAGATTTAGGAATTTTTGTTGTTCTCATTGATAGTGAAAATGCTTTGGACGAATCATGGCTTCAGGCATTTGGTGTTGATACCAGCGAAGAAAAACTATTGAAGTGTAATATGGCAATGATTGATGATGTTGGAAAACTCATCAGCACATTTGTAAAGGATTATAGAGCTATTCCAGAAGGGGATCGTCCACAAGTTCTATTTGTAATTGATAGTCTTGGAATGCTTCTTACTCCAACGATGGTTCAACAGTTTGATGAAGGTGGTATGAAAGGCGATATGGGTATCAAGGCTAAGCAGCTAAAAGCCCTTATTACAAACTGTGTTAATATTCTCGGTGATCTTGATATTGGCATGGTTGTAACCAATCATACATATGCGGCACAAGATAAGTATTCAGATGATACAATTTCGGGCGGATCGTCTCAAATTTTTGCAGCTTCAATTGTTGTTCAAACAAAGTTGATGAAGTTGAAAGAAGACGAAGACGGAAATAAAGTTACCGATGTTCTTGGTATTCGATCTGGCTGTAAAGTTATCAAGAGTCGATATAATAAACCGTTTGAGACAATGGAAATTAGTATTCCATATTCTTCAGGAATCAATCCATATTCAGGGCTATTTGATCTTTTTGAAAAGAAAGGCATCATTAAGAAAGATGGCAATCGATACACATATACCGACAAGGCCGGATCAGAGCATAAACATTGGCGCAAAGAATACCTGAAGAACACAAATGGAATTCTCGATTTGATCATGGGCGAATTTGAAGATGCTCCTGATCCAACTGATCTTAGTATCATGGACGAAAATGCAGAAGATGTAAACGAGGAGTAAATTGCTCATAGAAGATAAATATTCATGAATGAATTATATGTAAAACTTCAAACGTTTGACGCACAAATTTGGGCGCAAGAATTCATGAGACTTTTTGAGCATGATAAAAATGCCATAGATGAAAGTCTCATGACTACTTGGTTCGCAACTGCATTAATGATTGGCTACGATTGCAAAAGAGAAAAAGAAGCTATAGAGGATAAAAATGAACCCTGAGATTATCAATGAATGTTGGCAGTTACTAGTTGAATATATTCCACGACGCGATCACGATAAAGCGGCAGAACATCTTTTTTCATATTTGATTACGGTGTTTGATAAGTCTGAACTTGAAGCCTTAGCAGAAATGGATAGTGATCTTAGCGAAGCATATAAGAACACCGTTGAAGATGATGAAGAAGATTATAATAAGTATGAAGATGGCGAGGACGAATAATGACAGATAGACAGGGATTACCGGTAATTCTTGAAAATACCAAGAATGATCTAAACGATCATTCAGAGGTAAGCAATATAATGATACCTGCAATTACACAGACCTACAATAGTTTAATTGCCCATGAATTAATTGGTGTTCAAGCAGCCCAGCGCTAAGTGGAGAGGTTTTTAGTTTGGGTGTTTGTAAGAGTGAGAACGAATTAAATATTGCCCCAGTATCAATATCCAAATACGCAAACTTCCATATACAATTCCATCTGACGTGGCCTTTCCATTAACACATGAGCTATTGGAAAACACGGATGACACTATAGCAGCTATGAAACAGGACTTAGTTTTTTCGCATGATCAAGAAGTTTTAAAATATCTGCGATCAATTGCTCCTATTGAGCTAACGTATGATCAATCATTAATTGCTGGACAATCAACGTTTGTCAGTGATGAGCACGCCGCACTAGCTCTCATGGAGGGAAGTTTTGAAGCACCATTTAACATCAAATTCGTCGGAACTCTAAATAATGCAATAAAGGTTTATTGCGATCCATTTGCAGACGAGAATACTCCAGTATTAGTTGGATACAAGGGAAGTCATGACATAGATGCTGGAGTATTTGATGCTATTCACACAGTTGGAAAAATTGTTGAATCTACTGATACATCTGTTTCCGTTGGATTTCAACATACTTTAATTCCAAATACTACTAATCTAGTGAACTCTAGCGATTACTACTGTTCCATCGCAATTAAAAATATTCGCTGGATCTAAAATGAGGTTGAATAATGGGTTGGTATAGAACTGTAACCAATGATCTTTCTAAGCTTCCGTCGTTTATTGATTATCATGATCAACAATTGACGGAACTTAGAAAGGATGTAGCAATAAGGGGAAGTCTTGAGCATAATAGTGCAAGACTTCCCGGACTTGTCGAAGAAGTATTTCGCCAATTACAAGAAATCGAAGCAGTTTTAAAATATATTGAAATTCAAAATGATGTTCTAACAAAGAAATACTTTCAAAAATTCCTCGAAGGATATAACAAACAATTGTCCAGCAGAGATGCAGAAAAATATGCCAATGCCGAAAAAGAAGTTGTAGATAATGCGATCATTCGTAATGAAGTTGCCTTAATTAGAAATCAATATCTCGGATTATCAAAAGCATATGAAGCAAAAGGTTGGCAAATTGGAAATATCACTAAACTAAGATGCGCTGGATTGGACGATAGTTTCATTCAAGACTAAATACTAACATATGAATATTAGAACAAAATCGCTACTTGAATCTTTAGTTGAGTTATCTTCATCTCAGGATACTTCTTTAATTATTGAATCTAGGGGCAATAATATCATCTCTAGTGCTATTGCACTAATTGAAACTATTCAATATACCTATGGTCAAGAATTAGCAGAGGAACTGGAGAAGAGACTTATTCTAAGTATTCGCGGAAAGAACGGAACAAGATTTGCGAAGGGCGCAAAAAAACTGCGCCCAATCAAATAATCAATCTCCATTTTGCATTATTATATGGACCATCTGGAAAAGATTGCCATGCATTTCCATTCCATTGATATTGTACATTGCCGTTACTATCCCATACATAATTAATATTACCGACATTATTTTCACTTGAGAAGATTGTAGACCATACATTCCCATCATAGTGAATAATGTCATTTGTATTTGCATATCCATTTACAACAGGGATGTTTGAATTTTCATACGGCCAGTATGGCCCAATATCACCAGTTAGAAGATAACTATCACCAATTGTTGGAGTAATAGGAGAAGGTGGATTAATAATACCAGAAATATTTGAAATTGTATTTGACGGCATTGTACTGGGATCGATGGTGTAAGTTAGAATACTGCTATCATTTGCATTGATTGAAATTGTTCCTAAAATTTCATCATTACTATTATCAAAGGTCAAACCAATTTTAGAAATCGTTGGAATAATATTTCCATAGGCCATAAGAATTCCGCTCCAATCAAGAGGAGTTCCATACAATGATGAGTTTGGACTTTGAACATTTTGATTTAGAATTCTCAGATTTCCATTTTGTAAGTAGACTCCATAATTGTTGAAGGTTACAACTTGAGGAGTTCCCAAAATCATGTTTGATAATTGTGGATCGTTCTGATAAATATTCATTACTGTCTTGAAGATTACTCCCATCTTACTAACCTTGGCTGGAAGACTCATCCAAATTGGAGCCTCAAATTCCAATGTTGCAATATCATAAAGAGAATCTGAACCTTGCCCAACAGGAATAGTTCTATTACTGTAATTTACATCTTTGATTTCAATTATCGACAAACTTTCCCAATCATAGTAATTATCATTCTTCTGAATTTCCATGGCAGGATTGAATAATGGCAATATCTGCTCAAGCAATTGACATTTCTGATTTGTACTTGAGGTAACAATATCAACCTTGAAAACAA